GCGGTACTTCATATAAGCGGCCACATCTTCTGGCATCTCTTCTGCCTGCTGACGCTCAGAGACCAACTCATCAAATGAATTGATCTGCTTATTATATCGCTTACCTATATATGAAAGAACTTGTTCTTCACTTAATTCAGTCTCACTCACATCTTGATTAGCGCTTTCCTGTTGTGGCTCTTGGCTTGGCATCTCTACCTTGTCAATAGCTGTCTGAGTCTCGGCTCCAATCTCCTGCTCATGTTTCTCAAGAAGTTCTTTCTCAACCTCTTGTACTCCCTTCGGCTCAGCCGAATCAAGTGCTCTTACCTTAATTTCCATTTGATTTAATTTAGTAACAAAATTAGAAAAAATTTGTTAATTATTTAGCGAGGCGAGAACTCGGCAAAATCGAACCCATCAAGGCTATCCTCGTTGGACTCAAAGTTTTGTGGCGGCAGGTTGTTCTTACGCTGGTTAATTAGCTTGGACTGCTCGCTGTTCTGCTGGCTTATTCTTTTTGCCTTTGCAGTTTCACGTTTATCCTCACGATCAAGAAGCGCATCCTCACGAATACCAGCAAGCTGCATGTTGAAACTAAACTCGGTAGCCATAAGGTCCTTCTTCATCTCAGCCTCAGCCTGCATCTTCTGCATATCAAACATCATCTCAGCCTCTTTTACTCTTATCTTAGACTGTGCCTCTGCTTCAAACTTTTGAACAGCAACCTGACCAGAAATCTCCTGAGACTTTAGCTGCTGCTGTGCAACCATTGCCTGACGCTGCATCTCCATCTTCTCCTCCCTGTCCTGCTTCTTAATACGCTTCATCTTCAGCAACTGGTTCGCAAGCTTCAGGTTCTTTATCTCACGGATATCAATAGCGTCCTCCAAGTTGATGTCTCCCTTAGAGAGTGCCATCTGGATGTTTGCCTCTAGCTGCGCCTTCTGCTCCTCGTCTGGAGAAACCTCAATGAAGATACCAAAGTCATATATGTACAGGTCCTTAATGTCATTAAGGATTGACACATTGTACTTACCAATCTTGTTTGCGAAGTCGTCCTTGAAGTCAGCGTACTCAAGTATGTCAGCAACCCGGTAGGTCATAGCCTCCGCGATTGATCTGTACAGGAACAGGCTCCCCTCCAAGATGTGTCTGGTTGCCGTGTTTGAGTTCAAGGCTGCAAGCTTCTGTACACCAACCAATGAGTTTGGATCAGGCATTGAGCCATCCCTAGCCTCATTAAGTCCTGTCACCGCACGAAGCATACCCAAGTAGTGATTGTAGTTTGCAATCAGCATCTGAGTCTTGCTGGCCCCAGAGTTTGAAGTAAGCTGCTGGATAGGCACACGTGCGTTATTAAAGTCTCCTTCCTGAGTATAGCTTCTTCCAATAACACTACCTGTCTGGAAATAAAGACGAAGAGCGTCCTCTGGATTGTATGCGTTACCTGTTCCAAGGTCTACCTCGTTAAGGCCATCCGCATCAATAAAAACGCCGTCAGGAACTGTACGTGCAATAACCTGCTGGAGCTTTAGGTGTGTAATCTGAATCAAGTCTGCAAAAGGAATCATCCTACGGACTAATGACTCAACAACACCCTTATACATTCTTGGTGCAATCGCCACATAGTTTGGAAGAGCGTGCTGAGACGCAGACTTAGGTCTGACCATATTCTCTGCAAGCTCCCACTTCAATAAGATGTTAGTCCCCATAACCATGATACCGTTGTACCACACGTCAATAGTCTTCTCCATCTTAACGAAGTTACCCTCATCCATCATCTCAACTGGTGGGTTAAACTGATCGTCCTTCTCAATCACTCGAGTACCGCCACCCTCAAGCAGCTTCTTCTTATAGACCATCTTCTTTGTGGTCTTATAGTTATAGTACAGAAGCGTGCATGTGTCTCTATAGAACAGGCTGTTCTCGTAAAACTGAGCTACATTAAAGTAGTTGTACCAGTTCTGGCTATATTTTGAAATCTCGTCTAGGTCCTCTCTTGTAAGTGTTGGGTCAATCTTTAAGAGCTCAGTTACAGGAAGTGTTTTAATCTCACCCCAATAGAAGCAGTCCTTAAAGTATGGGTCCTCCGTGTAGCTATATACCACATTTGCTGGGTCCACATAGGATATCTCCACACCAGCTCCGGGAAGGAACTCATGCTTCATAACACCTATACCCAAAACAGTCAGGTCGTAGTCTACCCGTTTACGCAGATCGAGATACTTATTCTCATCTAGTATTGTATTAATGGCCTCCTCCTCAGCAATCTCAATAGCTGGCTTGTAGTTAAGCTGCATGTAGAGGCTAAGCTCCTCGTCAGTTTCTGGAAGCTCCTCAGGGTCCATAACAAACGGGTTAACGCCTGTCTCTTCCTGAACAATAGTAAGCACATCCTTCGCGGCCATCTGCCCCTCAATCATGTCCTGATACTTGCTGCGCTTTGCCTGAGACATTGCGTCCTGTGCGTAGGCCTTAACCTTAAACAGTCGATCAGACATACCGTTAACAACGATATCAACAAACTTTGGAAGGATAGGAACCGGTGTCCAGTCTAAGTTGAGATAAGACAGGTCGCCATCAATAGCCAGCTCGTTCTTGTATTTCTGAACAGACTGCTCGCCACGTGCGTAAAGACGAAGACGATGGAAGTCTCTCCACTGCCCATAGTATCTACACTGGTTCCCGTCTTTTCTAAACCACTCATACTGAATTGCCTGACCAACTTGAAGCCCAAACTGGTCGCTAGCCTTGTCGGCATCGGATACAAACTGAGTTGGGAATCCAGTGGATGTTATGTTAATTGCGACATCTTTCATCTAATCAATTGACTTGTACCGCCCTGATTATTATATCTAGCAAAGGTAACGCTAATTTTAGTTTCTTTTTTCTCAGGTAAATATAGGTGCTTTTGGTTTGCCATAATGGCTAGACCGGAGCTTATACAGGCATCGAACTTAGTTCTGTCGTTTATATCAAACTTTGCCCAGTCCTCAAGGGTCCTAGTAAAAGGCATCGTCCCCATCTGATCAGGGTCCCTGTATGTGCCTGTCATGTCAAGCCCAATATGTTTTTCAATGTAAGACTCAATAGCTGAGGCGTGTGCCTGCTTAACTTCTTCAGATGTATTCGGAATCCCTCCGAGCTCGCGCTCAGTTTTTGACAGCTTACTAGAATGTCGGTCCGGTCTGTTCAGGCAGAAGTGTCGGTAGCCCCTGTTCTTGAAGTGGTACAGTAGCCTTGGCTTGTTGTTCTCGATCAGGATTGGCATACCATAAAACACGCAGGCCATCAGCACCTCCTCAAAAAATATCTCAGCCGTCTGAGGCCTAGCCACGTACTCCAAGAAAAACTCGTTAACCGGTGCATCGTCCATATGGAACTTGGTCATCCCATGCAGCGCACCGTTCGATCCCCTACCGCCAACCACGGCAGATATGTCATATGAGTCACATCCAAAAGAACCAAGATGCTCGTTGCCCGGGTACTTGAGCCCGCCCCTGTCTATGACATTGTTCTGCAGCGAACGCTGCGGGACCCAGCTAACTAGGAACCTGCCCCTATTGTCTGGCGTCCAAACCACCTCCGTATCCTTGATGCCATCCTTCCAGTGAAACGAACCCCTAGTCATGTAGTGGTCCTTTATCATCGAGTCATTATAGTCTATCTGCTGGTATATCTTGGTCAGGTTGAAAAGAGACTGCTTGCTCTCGTCCCTAAATGCATGAGACTCAGTCCTTGGGAACTGGCGATAGAACTCATTCAGACCGTCTGGGTCACTCTTCAATGACTCAACCTCAGCCTCCCAGTAATCAATCGCACCGTTTGTGATCCAAGCCCCGTCCACGCCCCTAATCTTTTCTGATGGCTTCCTGAAAACAGGCATGCCGTGTATATCAATAAAGCCCTCCATGTTCCATTCCATTGGGATAAAAAGGGAATACATTCCGCTCTTGGTCTGCCCGTTGGCGTTTCTTGACGACACCCTTGAGTCCTCGTATAGCTTCTTGTAGTTGTCACCTCCCTTGCTTAGAGCATTTGATGTCGAGCCCATCATGCACTTGCCGATAATCTTGCTACCCAAACGAAGACAGGTCTTGGTGACTCGCCAGTTGTTTAGGATGTTGTTTGGCTTCACCCACTTGGCGCTCTCGTCATGGGCTAGGAACAGGAGCTTCTCTCCGTCATATGAGTTCTCCTCCGTGTTCTTCCAGTCTATGGTCGTATCCAGCCCATCAATCTCCTCGCCCTCCTGATTGAACATGTTCTTCTTAGTAATCTTAGATGCGGGTACGCGATATGCCAGCTCAGTCTTAGGCTTGTCCATACCGTCCATGATGGGTCTAAAAAAGAAAGGCAGGCGGCTGTTAATTGGGACAACCTTGTCTGTAAACATTTTCTTTGCATCGGAACCTGTCTTTGATAGTATACCAACCCTTGAGTCTCTGGCAAGCGTGGCTATGTTAACACACTCCGAGGCTGACATATACGAGAAGCCTGAACGACGTATCTTAAGATATATCATCCCAAAGCATCTATCGTCGGCCCTGCACGCCTCCCAAAAAATAAAGAATATCCTGTTGGCCTCACGGTAGTCAGGGTATCCAATGTCAATGCTAGACCACTGGAGGTACATGTAGTGCGAGCCTGTTATGTAGGTAGGCTTACCGTTATTCATGAACCAGAACCCGTTCTCCCTGCTGTCAAACTCACCCTCAACATAATCAACCCACTTGTTCTTAAACTCTGACGGCATCTCGTTCCAGTGGAATATAGACTGTATCTTCTCAAGCTCCTTGGGGCAGTCTCTTCTTTCCCAGTACTGCTCGTCCTTCTTGTCGCTTCTTCGGTAGCAGTCCTTTGGAGCAGGTGGTAAAGCAATCAGCAGACCTGATATGTCAATAATCTCCCCTATCTGACCGGTCCTTGATATAACGACAATGTCATACTTCTCATTGTATCCATAATGCCAAGACCTTTTAAGGTTCTTGTTGGACATAACCTGAGACGGAACATGGTTCTCGACCACCCTGTATATACTATATCCTGCTCCTTCTTTCAGCAAAGCCTTGTTTTGTGTCTACCTTCTGTACGCCCTTATCGGCAAGCTCGATTGTTTCTCTCTCCGACTCTATTCGGTTAAGGATATCGAACGCATCAAATATAGCCAGCTTCTTTGTGGCAGCCGCGTTCTTCAGCCTATCAGCCGCAAGCTCATCGTCAGGGTCCGGCTTAATTATCTCCTCGTTGGCAACCTTTATCAGATGCTCCACAGCCCTGTATCCAGACTCAATAATCCTGAGCTTGATATGTTTGGAGTCTACTATCATAGCACCATAGTTATCTGGTGGTCAAACATTCTATACAGCTTCTCTCCGTCTACCGTAAACTCATACTCACTGTCAGGTGAAAAGCATACCTCGTCCCCCGGCCTTACCCCCTTAGATGTAAGATACTCGTTAGGGTAGACCATGACACCAATCAGCGGCTCCTCCGAGAACGGCTTCTTGATGTACGAGTCCTTTGCCGGAACGGGTCTTACAAAGCAGTACCTGTCGTATGCGTTCCACGTGGAACCTCTTTTGTACATAAAGAACTGGTCAGGCTCGATAAAGAAAAGGTCCTCCCGAAAGAAGCTCTTGCCGCTACGTTGACGCCCCTTCATGTCATTGTAAAACTTGAATACATTGTGGTGCACAAGAAGCGTGTCACCGACCTGAACCGGGCCCGAATAGTTTAATGGAAGCTCTACGACCTCTGCGAATCTGTTTGAGAACTTGTGGTCCTCCTCAGATGTGTTAACTATCAACTCTATCCCGCCTACCTCTTTTGTGTTGTCGTATCGCTTTCCATTCATAGGCCTTGCTATGAAGTAGAAAGGTGATCTCATCAGTAATTTATATTATATTCAATTGCTACAGGCATTGTGCTTGTGAACTCCTTCCACAGCATTACCTCTTGATTCTCGTTTATGATGTATATCTTGATGGACTGCTTGTCCGAGTCAATCTTAATCAGATGTATCTCGTTCGTTTCGTTAAGCACCTTCTGCCCAACGATGTAGTGCATAGCACCGCCCTTGTAGTCTGGACCTATAGATACCTTACGGACATCCATTTTAATCGACTTGATTTATTGTTACAATAACTGATGGGATTGCAGGTCCACCAATAGAACTAGTACTATTCTCTAATCTTATATTAGCATTGTCTGTTGACCAAAAGATCTGTACGTAATCTCCTGTATTCATCGGAACAAAGTAATTCCAAGCGGCTACAACATATGGAGCATTTGTAGGAACAGCAATCCTTGTATTACTATCAGCAAGAGGCAACCCATTTTTTACAAACCAAACCTCAGCCGTATTACCAGATCCTCCACCACCAGTATTGTGGAATTGAAAAGAGAACATGATATTGTACTTGCCTGAATTTGCAGCTGTAATCCTGCTGTTGCTAACAATAGAAAACCCGCTGGTCATTGTTGCGTCTGTATTTCTAATCAATGCAGGCTGACCAACAGAAACAGTAGTAATTGACTGGTCTAGTACATCGTAAAAAGATCCGTATGATTTTACAGCACCTATGTCAGAAGCCAGCTGAGCCCCTGTTCTATACTTAACAACATTACCATCTAGAACCAAAAACTTGTCGGTGTCAACTGTTGCATTGGCAACGCTTGTAATAGTAATGCCGCTAGATGTTAATGTATTAGAGCCAAGATTTACATTCGCTATAGCTCCAATATATGGGACAAATCCTCCGCCTCCACCCTGAGATGAAAACAGATTGAATATATCACTAAGAAGATAGTTCTTGGTCTCGTTATTGTTCCCAACCTCGGTCCCAATTACCTTATCGCTAAGCGATGGGTTGCTATCAATAGCGTATGTACTAATCTTTGCCATATGTAACCTCTCCGGTTTTTATGTTTATGACAGCATCGCTGCCGTATCTTTCAATCAACTGCTTCTCGTTCTCACTGAACTCATCACGGAGCTGCTTGATCTGCCCAAGGATTGAGTGCTTCTGAATCTCCAAGTCCCCCAAGGCAATCTTGGCCTGAGTGAATGTAGTGTTCATTTCCTGAATCTTGGTCAGCTCCTGCTCGGTCAGCTTTTTTGTTTCTTTCATTAGATTGTATTTGAACAAAGATAGCTATTTTTCAAGGATGCTTTTCCATCCAATCTCTCTTTGGTACCTAACTCCCCATCCCTGATTGGACCTAGACAGGCTAAGCACGTTCCTTTTTACCCTCATTCCAAGCGACACGTCATACCCGCTTTGCCATCCAGTAACGCCAGCCACGATAGCCTTGTCCCTTTGGGATATGATAGCCGTGCTCCTTCTGTTCTGGAACCTGACCAGCATTGAATCTATCCTGTTCTTGTAGATAACCTGACGGACAATAATCAAGGCGCTAGAGTCGTTCTTGACCGTATCAAGGTAATGTACCTGAGAGTAGTAGTCTCTCATGATGTTTGCCGTATCAACTGGCTGTACCACATAGGTAGTGTCGCCGTCCTTTATGATAGTATCATATTCAACTATGGTATCCTTCTGAACCACCTTGTATGGGACAGGCTTGTTCTTGTAGACTGTGTATGGGACCGAGTCCCCGGGCAAGTACTGCACGTCAATCTTGGGGGCGGGCTGGCATTGCTTCATCAGAAGGAACACAATAATGGAACCAACCAATGCCGATATGATATTTGATATTGTGGTCTTCATAAAGACTTTAGCATCTGAATCATCTTGGGGTGCGGATAGATATCTACCTTGTCTAATCTTACTGAGTTGTGCGTAAATACGCCGGGCTCCCCACGAAGGGCTCTTTGACTTACGTTCCATATATCCTCATTATACTTGATGGGTATTCCGTATCTGTCCTTCCAAAGCAGGAGCAGGTCCTTCACGGACTGTATCTGTGCGTCTGAGTAGTTATGGAAGTATATGTGTCTTTTGTATGGGACGTCAAGCTTTATCACATCCTTCTCGGGTACTTCTCCACCAACGTAGTTGTAGAACTTACCTCCCGTAAAGCTAAGCTGACCCCAGTTACAGATCTCGACACCAATAGACAGCTTGTCTAGGTTTATGTACGGCACACCAAACGAGTCAAACACGGACCGCTTTACACCAAGATGATAGGCCCAGTGCTTTGATGGGAACCCCTGCACAATCTTACCGTCACCGTCAGCTGATCCGGGTCCTGCTATCGACACGCATGTAGCAATACGTTCAGGGTTTGCGGCCCAAAACTTAAACACATTTGTAGCGCTAGAACTGCCAGCCGTATGGTGCAGGTATATCTGTTTCTTCTGGTGCTCCTCCTGAAAGTACTGAGAAGTTGGAAACTCTGTCTGAATTATATTCATCTTCCCTGCCCCTTGTATGGTTTTTTGTACAGCTTGCTTTTCTTATTGTTACTGGTCTTCGTCTTGGCCTGTACGCCCTTTTTCTTTGATTTCTGTACGTATACAGAACTAGACATCTGCTTTGCCATCCTCAGTAAAAAAGTTAGATATGAACTTACCTATAACACCAATAACCATGATGACAGTCCCGGCCACCGGATGCCCGTTCAGCACGACAATGGTCGCTCCAAAAGTGCCAGCGGCGGCTAGGCTGTCCCCAAAAACCCTAAGCCTCTTAGGCGTGGGCTCGAAATAATTCTTAAATCCAAACTTCATTCCCTGTCCTGTTTATTGCCCATCTGAATAAATAAAGCGTTTAACTGCTCAGTTATCTTGTCTAGCTTTACAGATATCTGGTCGTCCTTTCTTTCAACAACCGATACTCGAATCTCGAGTTCCTTTAGCTTGAGTGATACCTTTACGTATATACTCACTAGGCCAATTAGAATGGTTATGGCCTGACCAAGCAGGAACAGGGATAGGTCTGTCATTTGTCTATCAACTTAAATAGTACTGGATAGTGCTCGTCCGTCTCGATTGAGGCAAGCGAGTCTAATGAAAAATCGGTAGACCATAACGTGCTAACGTCGATAGTCTTTTCTGCGTTTAGGATATCGTTATGCTCCTTGTTAAAGCTCACTAGGTTATCGCCCTCGATCAAGAAGTCTTCACCCTTCTGGGTTCCATACTTATCGAACAGCTCCTTGCGTGCCTCCTCATAGATCTTAATCTCCTCCGCTAAAACCTTGTTCAGTCTTTGTAGATACACTTTCAGTTTCAAGGACATCTTGTGCTTGAGGATTCCGTCCAGAACGACAATTTCCTGATCGCCATCTTTACGTACAAAACCATTGAGCTCGTGGTAAAGGGATACGATTTCCTGTAGATTCAGATTCATATTTGATTTGTTTTATTGATTACAGAAGTGTAAGGTTCAGCTGACCAGCGGCCCAAGTGTAGGCGGCATTGTTGCTACCATCCCAAGAGCTGTAGGTCTGACCATCCATAGACAGGTTACCCTGAGACAGCTGAACAGAAGTCTCCTGACCTTCAGTGCTTACTGACGTTTCAAGAAGCTGATAGTAGAAGGTTGCTGCGCTGTTAAGGTTGTCAAATACAATAGCCAGATCAAAGCTGTTTGCCTGACTGTCTTGCCCATTAGACCAGATAGTAACTGGTTGAATTGCTTTCATTTTTATGTTTATTTATAGGTTACAAAGTTATGAGTTATTTCTTAATGTACTGCAATCCATGTTGACCCGTCATATACGCTAAGCTTATTATTAGTGGTATCGTAAACAACCAACCCAGCGGCTGGGGTTGCTATTGCCACCATTTGAGCATTTGTCATTCTCGGAGGTAGGAAACCTTTTGTGGTGCTTGTGGCTTCCAAAACTGCGGATGCGTTTATAGTTCCAATAGAACCAAATAAACCGCTTGTTAATGTTGCAAAGTTTCCATCCTTATCAAGGAATGCCTTTTCAACACTACCTGTCATCCATTTCTGAATCTTATATCCTGTAGGTGCTGAACCTCCATCGTTAATTACAAATGTTGATTGAGTGCTTAATTGTGGTAAAGTAAAATATACAGTTATATCACTACGATTAGACCTAATCTGAGGAACAGAATTATTGTAAAAAAATAAACTTGTAGTTCCTCCTAAAACAAAAGCATCAGAAATAAATGTATTATCACAAATTACACTGCCATTTGAAATCCTTAAAGCAGTTGTTTGAGTTGTTCCCGATACTTGTAACTTATAGCCTGCGTCTGTGGTTGTGCCGATGAGTGTATTACCATTTTGAAGAACAACAAATCTTGTTGTGTCACCCGCTTGTACTGTTAATGGGCTACCGCCAGATGCTTTAACTAAAAGACCGTGAGCAGTAGCAGAAGCATTTGTATTGCTTATAGCAGAAGCATATCCTCCATCACTTAAAGACCATTGAATACCGCTAAAACTTGTTCCGTTATTACCATCAGTTATTTGAGTGTTAGTATTAGATAATCGAGAAATCGGAGAAGTAGTACCAATACCCGCATATCCACTTGAATTAATATACAACCTCTGATTCCCTTGTCCATCCGCTAAGATGATTGTATTGGAGAGGGAAGAGGAGAGACCTGAAACTGCCGCACCTATAATTGTATTGTATTGACCTGTGGTTATCCCATTACCTGTTGATGCACCTCCTACAAATGTGTTGTGGTTCCCTGTTGTTAATGAATTACCAGCTTGGTCACCTATTGCGGTATTGCTAAACCCAGTTGTTGCTTGCGACATTGCATTATTACCAACCGCAACATTTCTTTCTTGATTGGTTAAGCCTGCTAAAGCACCAAAACCAACCGCAACATTTCGACTTGCAGATGTTCCACTTGACAAAGCTAAATAACCAATGGCGGTATTTAAGAACCCTGTTGTGTTAGGTTTTAATGCTTGATACCCTATTGCAGTATTGTTAAACCCTGTTGTGTTATTCAATAAAGATTCAAACCCGACTGCTGTATTGTTAGCATTATTTCCCCCTCCTTTACCTACTGTCAATCCGTTTATGTTGGCATCTAAGGTAGAACGGAAAGTGCCCTGCACATCAAGACGAAAACCAGCATCAACAGGGCTTGTACCTATTATAAAATTTCCACCTGATGTTAATAATGCCTTATCACTATTTGAAAAATTAAGCCTAAACCCAGCAGCCGGATAGTATAATCTATTATCATTATAAAGCTGTAAACCACCTACCCTAATACTAGTGCTAGCTGTTACTCCATTACTATCAATTGTTAATCGTAGGGTATCAAATTCATCGTAAAACCTTTGATTTTTATATGCCTCAAAAGCATAAATGTTCGTATTGCCAAAAGCATTACTCCAGGTCGGGTTAATTTGAACTACTCGAAAATTTTGAAAATTAGCTGTTGAAGTAATAGTTGGATTTATTATAACTGGAAATACGCTTGGTGTTGAACTAGTATAATTAATACGAAAACTACCAGCAACATCTAATTTATATGAAGGCAAATTAGTCCCTATCCCTACACTCGTTCCATTATCAAATATCTGTGAGTTACCAAGCACACTTGTGCCTGTCCACTTAGCCACATAGTTTACAGTACCAGTGCCCGGGGTAAACGCCGCCACTAGATCAGCATATGATACCCGGACGTTTAGGTTGGTAGTACTATTGTACCCAACTAAGAACGATGGGCTGCTTAACGCCTCTGCTAAAAACTGTGAGAATTTTACTGCCATGTCTTTTTATTAATTCAGTTTAACCCATTCCGCTCCATCATACCCCCACCATCCTGTTGATGTGATAGTTGTCCCGTTCCCATTGTTAGCATATACTAAAAGCCCAGCTGCTGGTGTTCCAATTGCTTCCGCTTGTGCGCCTGTCATTCTCGGAGGTAGGAAACCTTTTGTGGTGCTTGTGGCTTCTAATACTGCGGATGCGTTCAATGAAGATGCACCAACAGATGCACCGCCTGATGTGATTGTGAATACGTGGTTATTACTGAAACGATTATAAATAGCATTTGCACTATTGACATCGTTATACAAACTTCCACTAATTTGTGAAATTGTACTTGCAACCGTACCATTCCAAAACGTGATTGAACTTGCGTTATATTGTGTGTAAGTACTTGTG